CCTAAGCAGCAGATCCTTGATATACACAGGGCGATCTGGCTTTGTGTAGTACTTTATACGCCGCTCCGCTGCGGCCACGAGGGACCCTGCGCGGCTCATGGACACTCCTAATACTTCCCCAATCTCACGCAGCTTCATGCCCGCATCGCGCATTTCTTTTGCTTGGTCAAATCTGTCCATCACTTGCCCCCTTCCGCAACAAGATAGCGAATGCGGCGCATCGACTCATAGATGTCAGCAGAAGTGCCGTCTTGGCCCATCTCTTCAAGATCCCCCGCCAACATCTCTAAATAGTCGGCATACTCAAGGTCCGTCTGATCATAAACAGGTTTCATAGCAAAGTCCCTCTCGCTTCGTCAATCACGAACTCCAAACAATCCTTGTACGCGGCCTTGTACGCGGGCACATATTGAACGGGGCTGGTTCTTTCTTCTGCCGATTGTTGCGCAATATAATTGCAGTAGGCATCAATCTGTTCCATTACAAATGATAAGTTCATTTCATTTTCCTTTGAGGTTAAGTAATATAGTGGTGTAATGCATATGGGATAATATGGGACCCCTCGCTAGTCAAGAAAAATATTGACCAAAAGCAAAAAAAATAATAACCTAACAAAACTGCACACCTCCCATGCAGCCTCAACTACCCCCACTGCCGCTCCCACGCGGATCACAGTGGGGGCTTTTTTATTTGTCACGCGGGGACATTACGTTTCATTCTCTGCGAAACGAATCTGGGAAAATACCAAAAAATAATGCTCATTACGTTCCACAGAACAGGGGTAATAAAAAACAGTGGTTCATTACCAGTACGGAATTGCGTACGCTTCCCAGTACGGAATTGCGTACGCTTCGCGGAGCAAGGGTAATAAAAGACAGTGGTTCGTTACCAGTTCACAGAGCAGAAATCACGCTTCGCGGCCCGCGGAGCAGAAATATTAAAAAAAGGCTTTACAGACGTGTTGAAATGAGCGATAAAGGAAAAGTGAAGAAAATCAGGTGTTTAGGTTACACGGTTACATATTTGAAATCAAAAATGTAACCAAATATGTAACCAGTAAGTGTTTGATACAAAAGGCAAAAAGGGCGAAAGTTACACGGTTACACCGTTACAGACGAGAAAAACGAAAAAAGTTTTTTTCAAAATTTAAAAAAACGGCGTAACTGGTGTAGTTTATGTAACCAGCCGAGTAACCCAAGCAAAATCAACGGTTTAGCAGATCAGGAAAGTTACACCATCAAAAAATGGTGGTGTAACCCGTGTAACCGTAACCAGAGGGCTCTTTTTCCTTAATCGAGCAAATAGCTTATGCGTATCTGAGATTTCTTTTTTCTTTTTTTTCTTTTTTTCTAAAATGGTTATATATAGAAGGGCGATTTACAAGTCTGATGGGCTTTGGTATAAGGTACTTACCGAAACTTACATTGGGCTCAAAATGACCACAAAATCCAATAATCGTTATAACCTTCCTGAAGCTGCCAGAGCGCCGCGCGTGGCCGCCATGAAGTTTTTGCCCGAGAATAAACCTTTGAACAGAAGACAAGAGCTTTTTGTAAAAGAGCTTGTCACCAAGGATGGCCAGATCACTATGCGTGACGCGGCCATAAATGCGGGCTTCCCCCCCAAGTCGGCTCATGTGCGGGCCAATGAGATGACCAACCCAAATCTGAACCCCCATGTGGTTAAAGCTATTAGACAGTACCGTATGGAGCTGGATAAGCGCTATGGAGTGGAATACCAAAGACACCTTCGGGACTTGCAGGTGATTCGTGATCTGGCCCTTCAAAATGGCAACTATTCGGCTGCTGTCCAAGCAGAATATCGACGCGGCCAAGCGCATGGCGAAATCTATATTAACAAATCTGAAATCAGACACGGCACTATCGACAGCATGAGCAAAGAGGAAGTGCTTAAAGCTTTAGAGGAGTTGAAAAACAATTATGCCCCGATCACTATTGATGTCACGCCCGTTGAAGAACAGACCGACAGCCGCAAAAAAGCCAGAGGCCGCATTTTGGGCACAACTAAACAAGCAGATAAAATCGCATCGTCCGAACTGGACAACGACGAGGATTGAATCTTGGGCATCACGGGGCTTTCCAGATGTTTTTGTTTGTGATGGTGCGGGAAACTTTCATTTGATCGAATTAAAATATACCGACACTTACGCGGTCAATCTATCGCCGCATCAAGTGTCGTTCCACACTGCTCACCAGCGCGCATCGTCTTGGGTGCTGGTTAAGGCCGTGGGCAGATTTGGCGGCGCATACGAATTGCTCTTGTATCGCGCCGCCAAATCTGCTGACTTAAAGAAACGTGGCCTATTGGTCGCGCCAGACCTAACTTTAATTAAACCCAAATCTTATGAAGAGGTATTTTTGATGATAGAAAAAGGCAGGCCCGAATGTTGATGTTGTTAGAGTGGACCATGCGAAAACTCTTTCCCCCAATAGATTGGGACGAAGAAAAACGAAAACACCGAGAAGAAAATAAGACAAATAAATAAAGCCCTTAGACTTATGATTCAACTGGCCCCGCCTCGGCGGGGTTAATTTTTTAAAAATTTATCTTGCGTTCTGTTTTGAGGTGTGATTTACAGATCTCACAGGAATTGACCTGTCAACTTAATGGAGATTAAAATGTTGGATCTAATCAAAACAAATGCCCCCGTTGCAGCCTATCAAACAAACGCTTTTGCTCATGGCATTGGTAACAGCACTGTTTCCTCCCAATGGTACAATCGCCCCGCAGATCAAAAGTTTTTGAGCTTAACCGATATGTTGGCCCATAAAAAAGCTGACGCGGCCAAGTTGGAAAGCCGCATCGTCAATACTCACAAAATCAAAGTCATTGGCGATTTTGAGGCGGATAGCCCATCGTTTGGCGATATCACGTTAGAATATACGGATTACAATCGCCAAGAAAAAAGAACGCGCCCCACAAACTGGTCTTTTTCGCAATTGGCCCAACTGGCAGGGGCGCCCGCGGGATATCTAAAAGACTTGCCAGCGCCTTTGGTAGCGGATTGCTTGCAGTATGGTTTGCAGTTTAATCGAGCAAACGATATGGTCAAAATTTATGACTCGATAGAAGAGGGGGGCGATATTCGCGCGGCCACTGGCAAAGATTACGGGCGGATTTTCGATACCGAGATTATTGAGCCTATTTTGAATATTTCTGAGGAGCGCGGCGGGCGGTGGAAAGTGCCGGGCCTGATGACTGGCCAAAACCAAGGTCGTGCGATTTACGACCCCGAAGTGCCCGTAACCCCCGAAACCACAACTCTGTTTGCTTCCGACCGCGACGTGTTCGTGTTTCTTGTCGACGATCGCAACCCGATTGAGATCGGCAAGCTTGACAATGGGGACCCTGATTTGGTTTTCCGCGGGTTTTATGCTTGGAATAGTGAAACAGGATCGAAAACCGCGGGCTTGGCCGCCATGTATCTGCGCGGCGTTTGCATGAACCGCAATCTTTGGGGCGTTGAAAACTTCCAAGAGGTCAAAATCAGGCACACAAAATTTGCGCCTGACCGATTCGCCCAAGAGATCCGCCCCGCGCTTTCTTCCTTTGCCGAGGGCGCAACCGTCAATTTTCTTCAAGGTGTTAAAGATGCGCAGGCTGCAATTGTCGCGACAGATAACGATGCGAGAATTGAATTTTTGGCCAAGCGCGTAGGCCTATCGCAGCGGATGGCTAAGGCCGCCGCGGCGCGTCATATAGAAGAGGAGGGCCGACCCGCAAACAGCGTTTGGGATATGGTCCAAGCAGTGACCTCCATTGCCCGCGATATTCCGCACCAAGATGCGCGGATTGAGATTGAGAAAAAGGCGGGCGCGCTACTTGACAAAGTGGCATAACTTTGCCACCCATTGGGGCGGGCCGCGTTTGGCCCGTTCTTTAACCTTACTTTGGAAAGCTTAGAAAATGTTTAAAACAGCACTCGAGCCAAATAATTTTACAATAACCCCCACAAGTTTTGAAGCATTGCAAGAATATATTTCTTTAATTTTCCCAAACAAAAGTGACCGCGGTAACGCAATTATGGTTGCCGTTCAGGCTTGGAATCTCGCTTGCAATATCGCAGAGCAAGAACGAGGCGCGCTTCAATCTGAATTTGAAGACCAATTGCGCGATATGCGCGAAGAGATCGACGGAAAAATCTCAGATTTGTCAGATTCCTTATCTGATTTAGTTTATCAAAAGGAAGCATTGCAGGAAGAGATTGACGCGCATTTTGCTGGCTTCAATATCAATTTTAAGGGGCAAAAATAAAACTTTTATTTTTTATCTTGTCGCGTTATACAGGAGGCAGGCCAAAAGGCCTGTCTTTTTTAATCTTAACTTTAAAGGATCTTGTAACATGGCAAAATTTAAAATTAAAAGCTTGGATGATCTTATCTCAAAATTAAACAGCGGTCGTATTGGTGGCTTGATTGCATGGCAAGGACCCAGCCTAATTGATGGCGCGCAAATTGCCGTCGTGTTTAATCGTTTTGCATCCGATGGACAAAACGAAAAAACGGGTGGCGATATGGTCCAATCTTGGATATTGCCAGATCCTAAAGCCGCGGGAATTCTGGTGCAAGGATCGCGACCTGCCCAAATTATGGAATATTTAAAAGCTACCGGCGCAAAATCAATTTGTGGCGATTGCACCCACGCGTGGCAATTTAATGCCATGACGGGGGAATATGAAAAAGGATCTTGTTACGTTATGGAATATCGCGCACCCGCGGCTGTTTTGGGTGGTATGGCGCGGGGCTCTTATCCAATTGCTGGTATAGATTTTCCTATTGATTGGCTGGGTGCAATTTTTGCGGCGCGCAAGATCCGTTGCGGTGCTTATGGCGATCCTAGCGCGATACCTGCCCATATTTGGGCGGCTGTTTTGCATAAAGCCGCGATGTCGACAGGCTATACCCATTTGTGGAAAAGCAAATACGCTAAAGCGCGCGCGAATGCTGAAAAGCTTAAACCTGTTTTAATGGCCTCTTGCGATAGTAATGCAGATCTTGCGCGCGCGGCTTTACTTGGATGGCGCGGCTTTGCCATTGCACCCGCAAGCGCTTTTTTGCCAGATCTTGCGCAATATGGTGGCGCATCAGCCGCGATGCATTGCCCCGCGTCAAAACAGTTTGAAAAGACACATGGCCGCAAAACAAATTGCCAAGCTTGTGGCGCTTGCGCGGG